GTTGTTCGACTGTTAAATTACCTTTTTGTTGAGATAATAATTTTCTTGGTGGCATTTTCGCCCCTCCTTTCTAAATTTTTAATGTAAAGTAAAAATACTTTACGAATATTTAAGATTTCATTTAGAAATTTATTGAAAGTTAAGTGCGGCTCGTTTAATCGTTAAATAAATAAAGTATGGGGATTATCGAAGCCCCGCAAAAAAATAATTTAAAAAAATAAAACTCTAAAAAAATTATCCACCGTGAATTTTATTATGGCAGCTAAAACACACTGCCTCTAAATTATCCATATCCAGTCTTTTACCCCAGTCCTCTTTTAGCTCTACCTTATGGTGAACAATCAAATCTTTATCATTCACTATGCCTTTATTCAAACAGTGTTGACACAAGTAGTTATCACGTAATAATACTTGTTTACGCAACTTACGCCACTGTGTACTGTTGTAGAACGCTGTATACTCTCTATTGTGCCTATTGTGTCTAACCTCTTGGTTATACCTTTGTGTATTGGCTTTCCTATAGTCTTGTAGCTCGCTTTGACTATAAGTTCTATTTCCTAATCTAACTTTTGGAACTTTGAAATTACTCAAATTCATTTCAACTTCTTTCAATTAACTTTTGTTCTTTCATTTCTTAAAAAAGAAACTCAAATCAATTTAAGAATAAAAGAAAAGACAAAATGAAATAAGAAATTATAATCTCAAATCATTTTGTCTTTAACTTTAGAAATTGTTAAACAACAAATAATATTAACAACAAACAAACTTTAATTTTTATTTATTATTTAATGTTTCTATTAATCTCTTAAACTAATGAAACCTTTTGATATATAAATGAATGTTTATTGTTATGTATTTCACACACTAAAGTGATGACCTAAAAGTATGTGACCTTAAATAGTAACACCTTCAAACCCCACCTTAAATAAGTAGTGTCCTTTAATATGTGCGTCCTTATTCTGTGGGTAGTTAAGATAGGTGCATACAAAAAGACACGCTACAAAAGTAACGTGCCTCAAGAATATAGTGTTGGATCACATATCCACTGAACAACAGCTCCACATCTAAAGATGCTATCCAGTTTTCCTATGCGTATATTATATAATGTATTAGCGTTAAACTCATAATATAGTTCGATGCGTTCGATTGGTTCGATTAGTTCGATGTGTATCCTAATCGTAATATCCTTTCTGTGCATCCATATATACGTTTACTATTTCATTTAAACAACCATAGAATGTTGATTTACTTTTTATTTCCATTAAGTCCATAACAGTTTTAAGTTTCGTACCTAACTTAATCATCTGCAATATATGAAAATTCATCTCGTTAGTTATGTACTCCTCATACTTATCAATAAACTCAATCTTCTCTATGAGTTTTAAATTACGTCTCCACGCTTTATTTCTATTCATAACCTTCAAGAACACTTTATCGCCTGCTTGTCCTTTAGCTTTAGGCATAACAGATTCGATACCATATTGTGCAACTGATGTACTATCCACGTCATAAATTTGTGATGTTATAATGTTGGTCATCCACTTATAGTTATATATCATTTCTTTCACTTCTTCTCTTGTGTACAAGTGATTACCTCCGTTAGTTATTATATTCAGTTACGTCTATATCATCATTAACTAATTCATTCACAGATATTTCTAGTCTCTTAGCAGTTAGTAATGCAGTATTCACATTCAGACATTTTCTACTATTCTCCATATCTGACAAATATGATTGACTTATATCCATCTTATCTGCCATCTCTTGTTGAGTGAGTTTCATTCTTTTTCTAATATCTTTTAAATTCTCTCCGAATGTCATTACATTACCTCCATTACTTATTATTGATCAAAAGGTGTGCGTTCCACTTTGATAATTTCTATGGCTTGTTCTTCTGTAAAACCTTGTTGTCTTAAACTTGTTAATCTCTCGTGCTGATATTCAGATTTCATCTTAGCAACTTCAAGTATTAAAGGTAACATTGATTTCAATTCATACATTTGGTTTTGAATATTAATACCTTCTTTTTTACTACCGTCAAGATTAAATATATTATCCATTACATTACCTCCATTACTTAAACTGTTTCTTTGCTCTTTGTATTTCAAACTCCACATCTTCTATATCGCAATCTCTCACGTACTTAGTAAACAGATACACATTCGTATATCTCTGTGCGTCTAACTCCTGACGTAACACTGTATTGTTACCTATTGCTATGAGTAGAAGTATGCCGAGTATAATGGTTAATGCTATCCACATCACTTATGTTCCCCCTTACTCTTTATACATATCCATACTAGATACATAACTGGAATAATCACTATCCACCAAGTCATTTAAATACCTCTTTCCCTAATTCATTTAAATGAGCATGGTCATCTTCGTCAAAGTCCTTAGGCACTTCCACCTCATCATTTGCAGTTAACTTATAATACAACTCTCTACCAATCCATTTACCTAACTCATACATAGCGATAGTAAACCAAATCTTTAATATGCGTTTAATCATTCCGTTCACTCCTTGCCGAGTATTCTTTTAATCTCTGCTACTATATCTTTAGTATCCTGTTGATCCAAACCCTTGCTCTCCTCTTTCTGACTCACTGCTAAACTCCTCAACTTCTTTTAACTCTGGTGTCCAAATAGGTACGATAACGAGTTGTGCGAGTTTGTCGCCTTTGTTTATTTTGTAAGTACCTGCATCAAGCGTTTTATCTGTATAATGCATTTCACCTTCAATATCTTGATACACATCTGAATCAATAACAAAATCTTGTCTGTCATTCTTAATGTTAATACCTAGATTGCCTTGATAGCCCGCATCAATCTTGCCTGTTTCAATCACTAAATGTGTCTTGCTACTTACACCACTTCTTGAAGTTAATAGCCCTACATACCCCTCTGGTATGTTTACAGCTACATCAGTTTTAATCACTAACTTCTCCTGTGGCTCAAGTATTACTGTTTCTGCTGAATAGATATCGTACCCAGCATCTAACCTATCTCTCTTTGGCATAGTCGCATTATCTGATAATAATTTAATTTCTAATGTATTTGTCATTTATTGTTCCTCCTTATTTGGATAAAATTTAATAAACATTTTATTCCCATGTTTATCTCTAGCTACCAATTCTTCGTATTCATCGTGTGATACATATTTTTCAATTACGCAATTTTGCAACATCTGCATCATTTGCATATGTTTTTCAGCTTTCATTTATTGTTCCTCCTCAAAATCTTCTATTGATTCTTTTATATTATCCATGAAATCCTCTATACTTTTTCTTATATCTTTACCACTGCAATTTTTAGGGTCTTCCATAGTTTCGTGTCTCAAATTTGCCAATCTCACTAAAACCATGCCAAACATTTCGTTTAAACTATCTATTTTACTTGCTGCCTTCGCGTCTTTATTCACTTCTCTATGAAACCCAACATCTTCTAACAAATCTTCGTCGTTTATCTCTATCTTTAAATTTAATTTCAAAACATTACACTCCTATACTTTTTACAATGTATTTCTAATTGATCTATTGCACTCATATTTGTTTATACATCATAGTCTTTAAACTCTTTAAATTTTCACATCACTACCACGCTCCAAATCGTTCATTTTAGTTTTTACAACTTTAAATGCAGTTGATAAGTTTTCAAAGTATTCAAATTGTTGTGGACTTTGTGCATAATATTTTCTATCACTAAAGGTCTCATTTCTGTCTAATACGTATTCCTTTAACTTATCCCACGCCTCTGCCTTCCTTTTCACTTCTGCCATATCATTGATGAGTTCATCACGTTGCTTCTTGTAAGCGTCACGTTCTCTTTTTGCTTTTTTCAATCTAGCGTCCATAACACTAGATACAAACTTAGCTTCTGCGTTCACTTCAAACACTCCCTTAATATCATGCGTTCACCTTCTCGTATTCGTCTGCCCATATATACATCAATCCGTCACTTACGTGTTTGCGGTTACACTTCCTTGCAATGTTGCGTCTATCTATGAATAATAATTTTTGAGCTTCTACTGTACTTGCGAATTCCTCTACAATTTTGTTGTTGTTATCGACAAGATATACTGGTTTAGATATGCCTTTATTTCTGCGATACACTCTATATTTCTGTAATGTAGATTGGAATAAGTTATCTGCCGTAAGATTGTTATACCTACTGTCCTTAGGGTACGCATGTAATCCATTTCTCAAATTACCGATAAACGTTTCATATACAATATCTGCTGCACGATATTTCTTATTCTTATAAATAACTGTGGAAATACCGTTACAACCATTCGCAAATTTATATTTACCATCAGGTCTTTTCATTCTGCCTAAGTTACTTACGTATAGATCATACTTCTCGCTGTACTTCCAAATTTCATCTTTTGCTACAACTCTTTCGTTAAACGCCTGTTTCTTATTCACTCTAGGCATAGTGTCGGTAAAGAAACACTTTAGCTTATCGTTATATGTGCCACGTTCTTTTTGGTACCACAGTGTGTTTAGTGGAATACCTGTAATGTTGTGCAAATGAGATAGGTCTGTCTTAGTCACTGTGTGAGTGAATGGTTCATACATATACACCATAATTAGTCCTCCTTATCATTCTATTGACCTTTCGTATATATTTTTTAATTCCTTATCTACATCAATTCCTAAATTTTTTTCGAGTTCCAACATTTTTTGTTTACTTTCCCCTTCTAATTGACTTCTTAATATTCTCCAAGCTTCATACATCAAAGAGGCATCACTAAATTGATCGACCATTGCAAAGAAATCTTCGTTGTCCATATAAATACTTTCTTCTTCGTCTTCAGAAAATGGAGTAAATGTTGTAGTTATTTGACAAGCGTTTTGTGAGATATACCAAAAATCTACATCATATGCCATTTCCTTCTACCTCCAATTTTTCGATTAATCTATCTGCATAATCTCTAGCTTTTTTGATGTCTGCTAGTTCGTTGTCCTTTCTTCCTGCTCTAACTGGATATTTAATCATGTTACCTTTCATAAAACCTTTAAATTCTTCAAATGTTAACTGTTGGTATAAGAATTCGATAACATCAATTCCTTTTCTTCCTTGATAATGTGACGGGTGGTTAACCTTGTCATCTAACGTCTTTTCTACTTCTTTACTAGTTGGTCTAGGCACACTGATAAAGTCATAGTTATCGTCTATTTTAATAGTGCCAATACCATCAACTTTTACTACTGCGACGTATTTTAAATAAAATACGTCTTGATATACGTTCAATACTTGCCCGTACCTTTGCTTGTTGTCTCTATCAGAAAATTTTATATATTCTCCTATACTTAAATCTCCAACACTCATGATCTAACCACCTTTCTAGGGAAGATGTCATTTTCCATAAGGTGCGCGCACCATTTACCACGAGGGTGTTTTTGAGGCACTGTAAATAAATGTGGTTTCTTACGTTTCAGCTCTTGTAATCTGCGTTGCTCCATTCTCTCTTTATAACTAGCAATTTCGTCCTCTTTAGGTTTTAAACTATCCCATTCACTACGTCTTACTCCAATAGGTGCTTCTATTGCATCTTCAAACTTCCAACCAGATGCTAATCTTTGTCTTAAGATATCGGGATTGATATCTGCTTCTTTCATTTTCTCTACTACATCTGGTGTAATAGAGAAGTATTTATTTTTAACTCTCATTTTTGTTGCTTCCATTTACTCCACCTCTATTAATTCAACTAGTTCAAAATCTTCATTCATCAACTCTTTGTCAGGATTGTTACTGATTAAATCTAAAATGCGTTCCTTTTCATCACTTGCAGTAATTTGATTGTTTACCCAAACTGGATACTTACATCTAACTTTCATTGTTGCTTCGACTGTGATTGTTTCTTCTCTGTTAGCCATTACTCATCACCTACTAATTCGCCATCATTCCAGATGAGTGTCATTGTATCTCCATCTTTCAACCAAAATTCTTTGCTAAAATCATCTTTTAGTTCATTGATAGATTTTTCAACCCGTTTAACTCCACCACCATTTACAAATATTTCCAACATTTCTGGTATCTTTGTTTCTTCCGTAACTTCTTCTTCAACTTCTACTGTGAAAGTTTCATCTACAACGATTGAATACTCTATCGACACTGTTTGCACCATGTCAAAATACACAGAACCTCTGTCAATATTGCTATAAAATGCTTTTTCTTTAACACCATTCTTCCAAGCCCACTCAATCAATTCTGGTAATGTCATTTCAACTTTCTTTTTAATCTTTACCATCCTTCATCTTCTCCTTCTTACGTTTTTTGCGTACCTTGATTAGTTCTTCATACGTTATCCACTCTTGACCTGTGTATTTAGGCGCTTTACATATCCACGTGAGTGGTACTTCTCTGTTTTGATATCTAAATATCTTTGATTTTATTTTGGCTTCTGGAGTAGGCATACCTTTTACATCTATCACTTCGATTAGCTTGCCATCTTTCCATAAAGCAAAATCTGCTACATAGTTAATAGATCTGAAATTTTCAAATTTAGGTTGTAATTCGTACTTAGGTTGCAACTCTATATGGTCATATCCCTTACCTAAGTTACGTTCTAAATATTGGTAGTAGTCGCATTCAATTTTGCTATCGAACACAAAACCTTTATATTCAACTTTTTTAGAATTGTATTTACTCAAAACTCCACCTCAAAATAATAATTCGTTAATTGTCATCTGTTGTTGCAGTTCTTCTTTTCTGAACAACTTGTGCTTACGTTTCAGTTTTTCTAACTCATCTTTCGTTACTGTTCCTGAAAATGTGTTTCTAAAGTGTATGCCTGCATAGTTACCTAACTTATAAGTATCTTCTCCTAACGGCGTTACACTGCACATCTCCCAACCGTCAATCTGATATAACGTGTATTGCTTTTTTAGTCCGTCGATAAGTCCCATCTGGTTGCCTCCACTTCGTTTCATTCATGATTAATTCTTTAACGCTTTCGTAATCGTCAAAAGGTTTAATGGTGCCGGCGTCAAGCAACCTATTAATTGCCCACCCAGACTCGATTAATATTTTGGCTATGATTGGATCTTCTTTATAATCCTCTCGATACATAAAACCTAAAAGTTGCTGATACTCATAAACTTTCATCCATAAAACCTCTGCGTTTTCTTGTAGAAATCAAGGTGTGCCACCCCTGTTTCTCCGTCTTTATTTTTAGAAATAATGAATTCAATTTCCGACTTACCTGTAATGTTGTCTTGTTGGTCTTGGTCGTAATAATCGTCACGGTATAAGAAGAAAATCATATTCGCGTCTTGCTCAATTCCTCCTGCTTCTCTTAAATCAGACATCATCGGACGTTTATCACTACGACTTTCTACACCTCTACTTAATTGAGATAGCGCGATAATGATACAACCTGTTTCTTTAGCTATAATTTTTAAATCACGAGAAATTTTTTCAACTTCTAATCGTCTATCACGTTGAGGTACATCTGATTGCATGAGTGTAAGATAATCAATAAATATAACGTGAGGTTTATCTGTTTTCTGTGAAGCAACTTCTCGAACATCTTGTGGTGTCATTTGTGCTTGGTCCTCAATCTTTAAAGAATTACATTTTTTAATTTGATCTATAGCAGACATTACCGATGAAACTTCATCATCATTTAATCCGTTACCTTGCTTGATTTTAGATAGCGGAATATTTGTTATTGTTGCAACTAATCGCTCAACGATATTGTTACCTCCAGTTTCTAAACTAAAGAACGTTGTAGGGTATCCACGCTGCGCGATATTCCACATCATTGTTAATGCAAGAGAAGTTTTACCTAACGAAGGTCTTGCACCTAATACATTCAACTGACCTGGTTCAAAACCAATGATTTTGTTATCTATAGAAGCAATACCAGTTTTAATAAATTGTTTTGGTTCATCAGATAAAATATTTTCTACAACTTCAGCTAGAAAACTATCAGTAGCGTCTGCTTTTTTTATTGTCATACCTTTTAATTTCTCTAATTCCTCTACCAAATAATTAAAATTTTCTTTACTCGGCATTGATTGATACTCTGTGAGCTTCTCACGAGCTTGTGACAAAACATATTCTTGTAATAGGTTCAATTGGTCGTCCATAAAAAATGCCTTGTCAGTGCCATCTGAGTTGTATAAACGACCTAATCGGTCAGTAGATATAAATTCATTATCATCACGACTTTTAAAGTAGATTTGGTTTACATCGACTTTTCCTTGCTCTAGTGCATACTCAATGAACACTCTTAATTTTTCATCAGTAAACATTTCAGGTTTCAATCTGAATTTACTTAGTAAATCTGGGTTACGCATGAGGTTAGATATAATAGATTCTTCGGTACTCAACACATCAATACTCATCATCTAACCCCCAATCCTCTTTCATCTTTTGCCATTGTTTTCTTAATTGTTGCCTTCTCTCTCTAAACTCTTTATCGTGCTGCATTCTATATTTATCAGTCTGTTCTTCTGGTATCACTGCGCTTTTCATTTCTGGTGGTTTGCGATCAATAATTTGTGCAATCGTAGGTTTATAACGACTTTCTCTAACATATTTCTTTGTTTTGTGTAGTGTTCTGTCGAAATCCCCATATTGTGTGAGTTGTTCTACCCAAAGGTTGTACTTAATTTTATTGAATTTCATATCGTAGACATTATTTATTAACTCTAAGATTTCAATTGCTTCTAGTTCAGTCATTGACATAATGTCTAACCTCCTAATAGTTCTTGTTTCTTCTTAGCTAGGTAATCATCTTCTTTATTGTTTCTAGGTTTAACTTTAGATATTGCTTTCTCTTTAGTATCGACACCGTCTTTATTCCAGTTTTCTAATACTTTGATAAGATAGTTAATACCTTTGTTATTTTCTTTACAATAATCAGTAGCTACAGTAACGATTTCTAGTTTGTTATCTTTAAAGTCCTTTATAGCTTCTTCTAGTTGTTGTGCTTTTAATGGACTTTGTATCATTTCTAGATTGTTACTAATATATTGGAATGATTTTGATGTCTCGTCACTGTCTCTATTTATTCTTGTATTATTAATTCTTGTATTATTCTCTTCCGTCTTTTTATGGATAGGGTCTCCACTTTTTTGTGGATACCCCTCTCCATGATTTGACGGATAGGGTGATGTAATATAAATTCTTCGTTCGGTTACAGTCATGCTTTCATCTCTAATAACCACTGTTTCGATATATCCTTTTTCTTTTAAGTTGCTTATCCAAGTAGATACAGTTTTTTTATGAACGTTATATAGTTCTGCAAAGTAGTTATTACTTGCATATGAATATCCGTATTTATTGGATAAAGCAGTCAATTCGCCATACATAATAACTTCCATTGGTTTTAACTCTTTATCATATCTAACGTGTGCTGGAATGATTGAGTAATAGTTAGGTTGTTCATTCATCTACTTATCTCCTTTTTGTTATAATATTTTCCAGGTGATAAAAATTGAAAAAGGTGTTTATATTACTAAATACAAAGAGAGACAATTGAAAGAACAATCGCTATTAAACTTAGACTCAGTATCGATAAATAAATGATATGATCACGTTTTTTCACACATTTTCCTCCCCTTTCAGCATTCGGTTGAGTCTTTTGTCTACAGACACCCAACTGTCATGTAATTTGTATTTCTCATTAAAACTATCTATCCCTATTTGGTGCTGTTCCTTATGGTGTCTTGAACATAAAGCTAATACTTTGTTGTCTGTATGATTTATGTTCCGTCTGTTACGTCCTCGACCTACTGCGTGATAATGTGCAAGTTCGGCTCTAGGTGTTCCGCATATTACACAGTTACGGTTGACTGTCGACCAGTAAAGAAAAGCTTTATCATTTTTGAGTAAGTCACTCGTCTTATAATTAAGTGGTATATTATTGTGAAACACCCAGTCGAGAATAACTTCTATAACTTGTTTAGCTTGTTCTCTAGTACAATCGCTCAACGATAGGCGTTTCTCGTAGCCGTAGAGGACTTCTACGTAATCCATGAACATATACCTCATATAGTCACGAGGTTGTCCTGTATGTGCTTCTATGTCGTTACAGAGAGCAAATATCTTTCTGCGTTGTTTATCGGTAATCTTGAATGGATCAACAACTCTTACGTCAGCTTCTACTTCGTAACCGTTGTCTAAAAGTAATGATGTTTTATTATCTAGTTCTACTCCTTTGATGACTACAGTCGTTGTACCGTCATCTTCTGTAATGTAGTTTTTTATTACTACCATCTAATCAGTCCAATCAGAAAGGTAATTCTGAACTATCCATGTCTGTACCGTTAGCAAAAGGATTATATTTAGTTGCGCTTGGTTCTTGTTGCTTTTGAGGTTGGTTGTTTTGTTGGTTATTACCTTTGGTATCTAAGAACTGAACGCTATCAGCTACAACTTCTGTAACAAATACTCGACGACCTTCGTTATTTTCGTAATTACGTGATTGAACACGTCCATCTACACCTGCTAGTGAACCTTTTGAAAGATAATCGTTTACATTCTTCGCTTGTTTTCTGAATACAACTACATTGATGAAATCTGCTTCTCGTTCACCTTGTGCGTTAGTAAATGTTCTGTTTACTGCTAATGTGAATGTCGCTACTTCAACTCCACTCGGCGTAGTTCTAAACTCTGGATCTTTCGTTAATCTTCCTACTAATACAACTCTATTTAACATTTGAATTCTCCTTATCTAATTGTTTTAGTCCTGCATCTAGTTTTTGATGTGCATTTGCTATATCTTTTTTAGTAATTTTGTTAATGTTTTGAATACCTAACCAACGCATTGTTTTGTCTAGTGTTGCATCTCTTCCTTTTTCTTGAGATGAAGTTACAAACTGATTGATGCGTTCTTCTAATTCCGTTATGTCGTTATCATTAGCGCTCGGAACTTCTTCACCTAAATATAAGTAATTGCCTAACCCAAACTTAGCTGCACATTTAACCATGCATCGCTTAATCGCTTTGTTAATGTCGAATATTGCAGTAGAACTACCAATAGCTACTGGTTTGTTTCTGTAATCTAAAACTGGCAACCATTCACGTTTAGTTACACCGAATACTGTTAATTCAACGCATACCATGTACCCCTCATTCGTTTTAAGGTAAGGTACGAAAAAGTTTTCGTTATTACTATCTGGATAAGGGAATTCGATTACTTTTTCTTCATAAGTTGGATCTTCTTTAGTTAATTCTTGTTGAACGTATGCCCATGATAAGTAGTTCAAGTTTTGTTTCTTCTCAACATGAGCGTTAACATCTCTGCTGTTTAACTCTCTAAATTTATCTGCGAAGTTAGGTTTTTCACTCATCAGCTTTGACCTCCTCCAAGTCTTTCATTTTCACTGTTTTACGTGTTTCTTGTATTTTGTAAGTTGTTATTTCGATATCATGTTTATCCCAGTTAATATCAATATCATCCAGTCCGCTAATTACTGCAGCTCTACTACGCATAGCGTTGTAATTTGCATATTCTGGTGAAGCTGGCTTGTTAGTAAGCCACCAACCATGATGTTCATCTTGTATGCGATACTCAACTTTGGTTGTTTCTTTCAATGCCAACCACTCCTTTATGCAGCATGTCGATTGTTCTTTCCATAACTTTGATTGTTTCGCTTTGTGTTTTGCACGATTCTATAGCTTTTCTGAAGTCTTTTCTAAGTTCAAAATATCTATCGCACATATCTTCGTAACGTTTGTTTAAAAAATCGTAGTCGCTTCGCAAGAAATCTAAATCTATTTGGCTTTTGATTAGTTGAGAGTATTCTTCTCTAGTCAACTTGACTGTGATTAACTCTTGCATTTTCTCTCCTCCACTTGTATATTTAAGTTATACAGATTAGTTAGTGTTTGACTGTTACTTGTTGGCGCAAGTTTCAGTCTTTTTTGTTATCTCAAGCCACTTTTCCCAGAAGAATGTGCTAAAGATTAGCGTTAACATCGCAATTCCTAATACCGTTGTGAAACCACCTCCTAAAAGTAATGTGATGATCATTGAAATGAACATCGTCATATAGCTAAGTAAGTACTTCATTTATCATCCTCTTCTTTCATTTCTAAAAGTTTTTCGATATATCCTCTTTCTAATGCGAAATCAAATAACATTTGTTGAATGTGTTCAGGCATTACAATCACTCCTTGATTTGTTCTAACTGCTGTCCTTGTTCATTCTTTTTTTCGGTTTACAATAATTTGAACTCTAATCCACCAATTAAGACATATAAGTTTTTATTAATTTGTGGAAAGCGTTCAATCAAGTGGTCATAATTATCTACTAACTCATTAGATTCAAATATTGGTCGTCTATTACCTTTCTTGTCATAGTAGTAATAGATGACTTTTTCTTCTTGCATTGCTATGCCTCCTAATTTACGAATTGAAAAAGTTAATTCTTTTTTAGACCCACTACCTCCCAGTCGTCTGCTATTAAGTCTTTTGCCATTGGTTGCCACATTGGGTAGAAGTCTTTCTTTCTTGGTCTTACAACAATGTATCCATAACTATTTGTTGGTAAAAGCTCTAAGTTGTCTCCTGGTTTTCTAAATGTTTCAAATTCAGATGAGCGATAAATTGGTTTACCTCTTTCCATAGATAACTTTGTTGCCTCTTGTATATTCATAGCGACCTCCTTTAAGTTTTTTGTTCGATTGTGGGTTATGCTTCTACTAATCCTGGAATATTCCAACTTGCTTTATCTTCAAGTTCGTTTGCTTTAAAATCTTTAAACGCAATCATAGTTAAAAATTGTTTAGTACGGTCATAATCAACTTTTTGAATTGCTGTGTAACGCGGAACATTGAAGTACTCTTTTAATCGAGTCCACATTGCACGAATGAATTGTCCTTTTTTCTTTTTGAATAATTCATTTTGGTACTTCATATCCACTGGAATACCGTTTTTGTAATACTCTCTTGTGAATTGGTTTGCTTTTGATTGAACAATTGACTGCAGTTCCTTTTGTTGTTCATAAGTTATAGGTACTTCTTTCTTGATTTCTTCTACCATATCTTCTACATATGACACTCGATTTTCGACACGATCTTCCATATCTAACATTCTTTCAATAATTTGTTCTAACTGTTGACCTTGCTCATTCGTTTGTTTAATGTGATTTTGTAAAAATACTAATTCATCTTTGCGCTTTGCCATTTTTAATTCCTCCTAATTTACGACGATTCTTCCGTTTAACATTGCTTCTAAATTGGCTGTAAATTCTTTTAGTAACGCTACATTTTCTTGTAGTCTTTCTTTCGATTTCGGATTCGCTTTGATGACTGTATCCAATCTATATGTCTCGACCGAATTTTCTTTAATGAAATTCTGAATACTAATCGCTATCTTATGAGCGTTGATACTTGATTCACGTTCTAACCTTGTTAGTTCTTTCTCTTCGTATGCTTGTTTGGGGTCGCTAAAGCTATTTCTATATCGTTGCAATTCGTCTCTAAGTTGATTAGCATTGTTACTTTCACGTTCGAATTTTTGCTTGAATTGTTCGAGTTGTTGTTTAACTTCATCAGGAACAACCTCTTTGACGACTTCTCGCTCAACCACTTCTGGCTCTCTATTCTGCTCATCTTCGAGTTTCTTACGTGCAATTGATTCTGAACGATGCGCTTGTTCCACTTGTGATTGGAGTTGAGCGTTTTGTTCGTCACGTTGTTTGAGTTGTTTTTTTAATTCACGCAACTCTTTCTCTGTCATTTCATTAGGCGTTTTAATTTCACCCTTCGCTGTTGTGTGTTCTTTGGTACGTTCTTCTTCGGGTAAAGTCGCTATTTCATAAAGAACATTTACTCCTAAATGGTTCGTCAACGAACCATTTGAAAACTCGTCGCTAACTTTAATGAATTTAGTAGCTTGACTTCTGTTCATATTTATAGTCTTCAACCATTTAATCCATTCACCATGTGCTAAGTCGTTTTCTTTAACGTGTTTTAATCTTCGACCAATCTCGAAAATAGATTGACCAGCGATGTTTTGATAACTTTTAATTTCAGTTTCAATAGTTGTTAGGTCGTTGCTAAGTTGTAGTTCGTTCAAGTTTGTACCTCCTTGTTATCACTTAAAGTGATAATGGTATTAAATTTTTTTGGCTTTTATATAATCAACTTCAGTGTTGAATAATTTAGCCAAAGCATATAACTGTAACCCTTTTAATTCTACATCGTCTTTTTCCCATCTAATCACTGATTGTTTAGTAACCCCCAACCTATCAGCAACATCTTGTTGCGTCATATTAGAGTTAGTACGCCAAACTTTCACTGGGAACTCTTTGAATTCTTCTGGCATTTTCTTGTCACCTCCTGTGTGCATAAACAACTATACTATCACTTTAAGTAATATGTCAACACTTTAAGTAATATTTTTTTATTAAAAGTGATATTTCTTGTTGTAAAGTAATATTACTTATGGTAAATTAGTATTACATTAAGTAATACTAAAGGAGAAAAAACATGGAATACAAAAGTGCTAGAAAAATTTTATCAGAGAATTTAGAACAGCTTATGAAAGAGAAAAATGTTACTCAAATGGAATTATCCGAAGCAATAGGTGTAAGTCAATCAACTATCTCTAATTGGCTAAAAGAAATTAAATATCCAAGAATTTCTAAAGTTCAAGAATTAGCAGATTACTTTAATGTACCTAAATCTTGTATTACAGAAGATAAAAGTATTAAACAAGATACTATTGCAGCACATTTAGATGATGATTTTACGGAAGAAGAACTTCAAAAAATAAGAGATTTTGCAGAATTAGTTCGTCAGGCACGTAAAAAGGACTGATTATGTGGGGAGATATGAAGATTTATTAATTCAAAATAACCATTTACATATTTGTGACACTTTCGAATTACCGGGAATGTTTAAAGGTTTCTATGACAACGGAGTAATATTGATTGATAAAAATTTATCTGACGCAAAAAAGCTAGAGATTTTGTCAGAAGAACTAGCCCACCATGAAATCACTTACGGTAATATACTTAATGAGCAAGATATACAAAATAAAAAATACGAATTAAAAGCACGAAGATTGGCTAATGAAAAACTTATATCTCTAGAAGGTATAATCGAAGCATTTTTGCAAGACATTCATAATTTATATGAACTTGCTAATTTTTTTGAAGTTACAGAGAGTTTTGTCCTACAAAGTATTACACATTATAAACAAAAATATGGTTATTCCACTCGATATGGTAAATACGTTATTCAGTTTGAGCCATTACGAGTGTTTGAATATAAAGATATAGAATAAAGGAGAGACATATGAAAAAAGCGCTACTTTGGATATTGCTAATTTTCTCTTTGTTCACAGTTGTTGGTGGACTGTTAGTAATTATTGATCAAGGTCTCAGTTTCACTGATTTAATAATGTTATTAGTATTTCTATTAATATTTATAATGAGTCTATTTAAACTAATTAAATTAAATACAACTAAAAAGAATAAAGAGATAACAAATCAAAAAGAAGATATCCCTATTCAATTACACAAAGAGAATAAAAGATTAAACAAAGAATTAATTAAAAATAACGAAAATCTAAAAAAAGAGTTAGCTTCTCAACAAGATTATATACTTAAACTTGAAAAGGAAAACAAACAAGTCGCGACTCTAAAAGAAAATACTGAAAAGACGCAAAAAAGCATTCAAGAATTAAACGAAAAATTAAAAGTAAAAGAAAACCAAATAGATGAACTTAAATCAGAAAACAAGAAAGTAAAAGAAGATTATTTTTCTAACGTGAAAGTAGAACCTTCACGTTCATCAACTCATTTAGACTTATCTTATACTAAAGCTAGAAAATTAACGCCAACTTTTGTAGTTTTAGATTTCGAAACAACTGGACTGAATTATAAAGATAACGAAATCATCCAATATGGTATTGTTGAATTTAAAGATGGAAATGTTATTAATGAATTTACAAAGTTCTTCAAACCTGATCAACCGGTTGGTAAAACAGTTATGCGAAAAACTGGAATTACAAATGAATTTTTGGAAGATAAGCCTAGAATATCTAAAGAGTATATGGAAGAACTACTCTTATTACTTGGTGGTAAAACAATTGTTGCTCATAATGCGCCATTCGATATGAAATTTCTTTTAAAAAACCTTCATGATTTTAATATAGAACATGAGAAGTTTCGAGTTTTTGATACATTAACTGCTTCTAGAAGATTAATACACGAAACACCAAATCATAAACTAGAAACTTTAAAAGATTATTTCATTTTAGATGATGGAGAATCACATCAAGCTTTGAATGATGCGAAAGCTACTGGGCAATTAGCATTATTACTTATTGATAGAATGAAATAAATAATTTTTGGGTAGCTCGCCTACCCTTATTATTTTTTACTTTTTTTGAGGAGTGATAGATTGAATGTAGCAATATATTGTCGCGTCAGTACGCTAGAGCAAAAAGAACATGGCTATTCTATCGAAGAACAAGAAAGAAAGCTCAAATCATTTTGCGAGATAAACGACTGGTGTATATCTGACGTATTTATCGACGCTGGTTTCTCTGGTGCTAAACGTGAGCGACCAGAACTAAAACGAATGATGAACGATATTAAACGATTTGATTTAGTTTTAGTGTATAAATTAGATAGGCTTACACGTAACGTACGTGATCTACTTGATTTATTAGAGATATTCGAACAGAATAACGTAGCATTTAGAAGTGCTACTGAAGTTTATGATACATCTACAGCTATGGGTAGGCTATTTGTTACATTAGTTGGTGCTATGGCAGAGTGGGAAAGAGAAACGATTAGAGAACGAGTAATGATGGGTAAACGCGCAGCAATTAAGCAAGGCATGATACTTACGCCACCACCCTTTTATTATGACCGCGTAGATAATACTTACATTCCTAATGATTATAAAAAAGTAGTTTTGTGGGCATATGATGAAGTTTTGAAAGGTGTCAGTTCAAAAGCTATAGCTAGAAAATTAAACGATTCAGATATACCACCTCCTAATGGCAAAAGATGGGAAGATAGAACAATAACAAGAGCGCTAAGAAGCCCTATAACAAGAGGTCATTATACTTGGGGAGATGTATTTATAGAAAACTCTCACGAACCTATTATTACCGAAGAAATGTATCAACAAATAAAAGAAAGATTAGAAGAAAGAATCAACACTAAAGTAGTGAGTCACGTATCAGTGTTCAGAGGTAAATTTATTTGTCCAAGATGTGGTGGCACATTAACAATGAACACAGCAACAAGAAAGAGAAAGAAAGGATATGTTACCTATAAAACGTATTATTGCAACACATGTAAGACTAGAAAACAAAGTTTCGGTTTTGCAGAAAATGAAGCATTAAGAGTTTTTCGCGATTACCTATCTAAACTAGACTTAGAAAAATACAAAGTAAAGACAAAACAAAAAGACAATGTCGTTACTATTGATATAGACAAAATTATGGAACAACGTAAAAGGTATCATAAATTATATGCTAAAGGGTTAATGCAAGAAGAAGAATTATTTGAATTGATTAAAGAAACAGACGAAACAATCGCAGAATATGAAAAGCAAAAAGAATTAGTGCCAAGAAAAACACTAGATATAGATAAGATAAAAAAGTTTAAAAATGTATTGTCGAAATCATGGAATATATTCTCATTAGAAGATAAAGCCGACTTTATTAAAATGGCTATTAAATCTATAGACATAGAGTATGTAAAGCTTAAAAACAGGCACTCCATTGAAATAAATGATATAGAATTTTATTAATATATGTACGGAAGTATAGACACCTGATTAATATCGGATGTATACCTACTAAAACATTAATTCATGATGGTATTGAAGGTAATTCATTCAAAGAGTCTATTACTAGAAAAAAAGAAGTCGTACAAGCATTGAATAACAAGAACTATCAAGGCTTAAATTCAAAGAACAATATAGATGTTCTAAA